ATTCTATTAAGACCGCCCCCAATTACTGTAGGTACTATCTTTTTTAAGAACTTAATATTTGAAGGGCTGCCAAACGATAGAGGGTTGCTATAATAACTAACTGTGTAAGAGCTTCCGTTATCTTGATACCCTTCGTATTTATTAACACCGTAAGTATTTCCGATTAAAACAATGTCGTTTTGTCTGCAGTAAAAACAAGAAGCATCAAAGTCAATCCAACGTGTTACACGGTATGCGCCGTTCTCTAAAAGACCTTTAGTGTCAAAACAAAACACTATGTTAACTCCCTTGAGAAGTAACAAGTAAAAACCTTCCGAGCCTGAATAGACACTTGTTATACCGCTTGTTTCTTCAGCCACCAGAGTTGTTAAGTCGTTGTGGATATTTTTACTAACGTCATTTAAAGGGTTGGACTTTTCTTGTATTACACGCCCCAGAGACATTAAGCCACGGTTAGATAAAAACAACAAGTCATTACCTGTAGCCTGTATGCTTTCAGTTGCTATACAGCCTACGTTGTGTATTGTGTCAGACAACGACATATTTGCAGGGGACTCAGGGTTCTGATAAATAACAATGGAATTATAACCAAAGATTATTAAGAAGCCGTTCCACGCAGCTAACCCCATAACTCTATCGACACCATCAGCCCATACTTTATCTAGGTTTATAGAACCGCTGCTGCCTCCTGTCCAATCTTGAGGAGACAATAGAGATGACCAGTAGACAATGTTAGGGTTTGTTGAGTCATTGCACCACATACGACCAAAAGCACCTATAGCCGTTGTAGGGCTAGGTTGAAATGTAGAAGCGCTAGGCTCTGCTGTTATAAGACTGTCTGTGTTAGTCGTAGGGTCATAAACAACTGTAGTTTCTGTAGGGTCAGAATTAAAAATATATGTCTTGTCATTGAAGTTAACAGGAGGAATAAACGAGGTGCTTGAAGACGTAAACAAAGAATTCAATTCAGTATCGTCAGTCCCCATCTCCCACCAATTACCATTACCAAAACCTATAAGTCTTGTAGTCCCGTCCTGAGCTTCACACTCATGAACTATCGTAAGAGGCTCACCGTTAAGCCCTGAGTCTTCCGTAATTTGCAAGATTCCCTTTCTTGCGCCTATACGACCATATCTATCAATAACCATGTTATCAGCGATTGACGCATATTGAGCATCTCCTGACAACGGACTGTCCTGTGTATTCAATCCCTTGAACGCAGGAGCAGTAACGGTTATATTCTGTAAAGGTTGAGCCATAGTCTACACCATTATAAATATAGTTTCTTCTGGATGCTTACTTGCATCTAGGGCGATAGAATCTGACAATGTACGTTCTGCAGTAGAGAATAACTCAGGAGTCAAGTTTCCTCCAGACTCTCCACGCTCTCTAGTTGCTAGGGCAACAGCAAGTTGAACGACAGGCAATGTAGGGACAGCTATTGTATCTGTGTCAGACACTAGCTCTTCAGTTCTGACAATAGCGTTAAATCTAAGAGTATAGACACCATTAGGTTTAGGCGCTACGTCTACTTGAGTATTTCCCTCATCGTCAAAACCATTAAAGGTGTAGTATCGAGGAGACCCTGCATTAGCATTATTATTAAGATAAAAGTTATTAAACCAATGCGTTCCTCTGTACTCCATGAAGTGATCGTCTGTGTCGTTAATAACGTCTATTATTTTAACATTTTTTCCACTGCCTGTTAAAACATAGTTAAAAATATTCTCTTGAGTTGTTGCAGTAAATGTAGTTCTAAGTCCTGACCAATCCCACGCTTCCTCTACTTGACGTAAAGCATCAGTTACAAAAGCCCCTATGAGCTTAGAATATGGTGTTTCGTTAACTGTGGTTACTTCGTCTTCCCTAAGACGTACAAGCACCTTGTTGACTAATTCTAAATATGTAGTCATGTTATCCTCTCAGTAAAGGGTTTGCAAAATCCGAGTTACGTAATAAGTCTAGACTCTCGACTAGCTCAGTTCTTTCAGGTTTAAACTCCTTTCTCGGCACATACTGTTGTGGGGCTGACACATTACCTGCAAAGCCTGCACCTGAAAAACTAGGTAAGTCTGGAAAACTAGGTAGATTTACATCAGGCATAAGATCACGGACAAACCTTCCTACATCTCGAACTGCAGGAGCTACATCTTCCTTAATAAAATCTTCAGCTTTTTCCCAGTCTTCTTTAGATGTTGGGAGGTCTCTAATTATACCATCAGCCGTTTCTTGAATAGGATTAAGGACTTTATCATTCAGTTCATCGTAGCCTGCTTTGATAGCATCTTTGATAGGCTGTAGTGCCTCATCGTCTATTGCCTTAAGCCACTCAGGAGTATCCCAGTTGCCTTTGCCAAAATCAAAGTCTAGGTTTGGTAGCTCTCCGCCATTCTTTCCATATTCCCATAAACCTTTAGCAACAATCATCGCAGGGTCTGTACCCTTAATGCCCTCTTCAAAAACCGAAACAACTCCTTCGGTTATAGCGTCTGAGTTATTAGTGAAAAATTCAGAATCCCCTGCTACAGCATTGACACCTTGACCCACTACGTTTTTTACACTACCTAGACCTGCTAAGTCCACACCACTAACAATACCCTGTATGACATTACCGCTATCAACAGCCTGTGCTAAATTTGCTACGTTCTTAACGTCATTTAAAATTTCAGCAGTAGCTATCATTTCGTTAGTTGCTGTGCCTGCTTTTATAGCAGAATTTAAAGTTTTGATTTCCGCTCCAATACCTGCTGTAAGACCATTGATTACAGCGTCCTTAACGTCACCACCTTGAGCTAAAGTCATAGTACCTGTTGCTAAACCTGTAGACGCACCTGTCCCTAAACCCGTAGCTGCTGATATAGCTCCTCCTAAACCTGCCGTAGCCGCTGTTATCAGACCAGCTTTAATTAATGCAGGGGCAGCTTGCTCTATCAGACTAGGCGTGTAGTCGTAGTAGTCGTATTGACCTGTCTCTGGGTTGTAGTTGTATCCACGGTATTCGTCTTGTTCATATCTGCCTTGTAAACCGATCCCCTCTAGACGGTTAGCAGTGCCTTGGTCTAGGAGCTGACGCAAATCAGCTTCACCACCTGACTCTATATTTGAACGGAACATACCACCTAGGTCAGTCTCTACAAATCTAGGAGTACCTCCACGAGCTTGTTGAACCTCAAGGTCTTCACCTACGCCAAATATAGGAGCTTGTAACTCCCTAGTAAGCTCTCGCTGACTAAGGTCAGACTGAACAAAGTCATCACCTACACTAAAAGGATTCCCGGATAAACGGGCTTGCTCTAATGTAAGTAACATATTGTTACCTGTAGCTTGTTGCTGACCAGTAGAAGGTCTGTTTACAATTTCTAAAGGGTCTAAGTTTTGTGTCATTATATCACCACTTTACTTTGTCAGCCCAGTAAGCCGCAGACATTTTACCTTTGGCTATGTTCTTAGCATGACGAGCTTTAAAACTCTTCTTACGAGCCTTCTCACTAGCTGTCTTGGGAGACTTGCCTGCACCACTAACACCTTGCTGACCAAAGCGAATAGTCTTAACTTTATCACCCTCTTTAGCCACAACAACGTGGGACTTTGTAGGATGGTTAGGCGTACGCTTAGGCTTGTTGTATCCTGAAACACCTGCACGCTCTAATCTACTATCTTTTTTAGTAGGCATCTTTAACCTCCTTGGATTATATCGTCATACTCTACTACACTAACAACGGCTGTCATAGGCTGACTAGCACTAATCTGAATGTAGTCACCCTCACGCATTGTTACAAACTCGTAGTAGTCGCCACCAATCTGGAAGAAGTCTTTAGCTGATAACGCATGATCATCAAAGAACGTGAATGTGGTATCACTTTCTGCGTTGTAATATGTTACATCAAACGTACCGTTACTACCACTGACATTACTAAACCACAACATCTTCCACTCTGCACGTTTACCATCAGGCACTGTGTAGATAGTCTGTAAAGACGTTGTAGTTGTTAGTGCGCTAGACTTCTTAATCATTTACGTTTCTTCCCACTA